CAATTCAGAACGACAGCCGATCTAGTTGATTCGGTACTTAGAAGATGCGGAGAGCTTACAAGTGGTAATTCTCCTTATGAAACTCAAGCTCTAGATTATTTGAATGAGATCCACCAAACCATAATCAATGGCGGAAACGAATTTGAAATAGACATAGACGAAAATTGGTCTTGGGCAAAGTCAGTCCAACCAATCATTTTAGAATTACAACCAAAGTACGACACAGGGACCGTGTCAATAACTCAGGGCAGTGAAGTAGGCGCGTTCTCTTCGGCTCCGAGTACGTCCATGGAGGGACGATATATGTTTATCGCCAATCGTCCCGAGAAGATGAAAATCGCCGAACACACAGCGGGCCAAGCAGCATTTGAGCTCGACAGTGCTTATGTGGGCGAAACCGGAGCGGCGCTAAGTTATAATGCCGTTTTGTTAGATTACGAACTTAAAAGTGAATATTATATCATTGACGAAAACAATCAAATTATAAACTTTGAAGAAACTCTCGGCTCCGAACTAACGGCTACACTAGATAAAGGTGTTTATAGCCCGGCGGATCTTGCGGCAGAACTAAAAATTCAATTAGAAGTTTCGGGTGCGAGCATTTACACCGTGACTTATGACACAATTACTGAGAAATTCACGTTGCTAAGTGATGGCGGCGGAGGCGGAGGAATATTTAGTATTCTTGGGGCCACGGGTTCAGACATACATCGAAACGCTACTGGCGTTCTGGGCCTTGACAACGTAGATCTAACTGCTGCTCTTACTTACACCTCAACTTATATTAAAGATGGCGTAGTGAGGTTGTTTGAGCCCCTCACAGTATTCACAGCAACGGGACAACATAAGGTCCACGGAATTAGTGAACTTAAAATGACTAACGACTATCCGCTAAACAATATCACAGAAGGTATTCCGAATAATTATTCAATCACAAGGGAGAGTGCTCATGGAAGAATCACGATTAGGTTTGACAAATACCCAAAAGATCTTACTCGAGTGGAGCTTGATTATATTGCCGTTCCTAGAGATCTTAAAGACAATGCCGCGAGTGAGCCTCTAATACCGCGCAAGTTTAGACAGATTCTCGAGTTTGGGGCTTGTTTTTATGTTCTAATGGACAAGGAAGACACGAAAGCTCAAATGTATGCAACGTTGGCGGGAACAAAACTAAAAGCTTTGGTTAAACAAAATAGAAAAGCATTAAGCAAAACCGGCTCTAACTATGGAACTGTAATCCCTAGACGAGAGTCTATGACTACTAGTAAGAAACTTATCTACGGAGAGCCTAGTTAATGGGTTATCAAGGCCAAACAGTTACCATACCGCTAGGCAATCAAGGTTTGTTGACTGATATTAATCCCAGTGACATACCGATAACGGCGCTGATTAGGGCCAATAATGTTAATTTGGGCAATGGAAATATTGAAAAGGCCAACGGAAGTCACAAGTATAATTCTAGTGCCCTAAGTTCGGGGATTGTGGCCCTGTTTGATTGGCATCCGAGTTCAATCACACAAAGACTTATTGCTCTGACTTCTGACGGAAGTATTTATAAAGACTCGGGCGATAGATTGTTTAATGGCGGAACCGCGATCAATACGGGACTAGGTTCGCCCAGCGTGCGATCTCAGTTTGTCGAGGGCGGAAACGAAACTGCCGGACGAAATAAAAAGCTATTTCTTTTTACTGAAAACAATCAAGTTCAGGTTTTGTCCGGAGACGGAACGACATTTGCGGACATCGCCACTCCGGCGGCTGATTGGTCAACGCCGAACTTTCCCACGGGCGGAATCATACATAGAAACCGACTTTGGGCTTTCGGAAACGACAATGCGAAGTCGAGAATTTATGCCTCTAACACTGGCGATCATGAAGACTTTACGGCTAGTTTTCTTACCTTTAATATTTTTCCCGGCGAAGGCGGACGCCTGATCGGGGCTTATGTTTTTAAGGGCCGGCTGTTTGTTTTCAAAGAAGGCGATTTTGTTTATTATCTTAACGACGGGGATTCTAATTCTAGTAATTGGTATTTCAGCAAACTCAGTTCGAGCTTCGGACTTGCATCTCCCCACGGATTATTACAAGCCATGGACGATGTACTAGTCGCCAACACAGTCGGGTCTATTACTTCGATGAGAGCGGCGGACACGTTTGGGGATATTGAAAGTGCTGATCTGTTGGCGGTGAGCCAAATCGAAAACTATGTTCGAGAAACAACTTCGATCTCGGGCGCTCAGTTCTCACATACACTGTACTATGGAGCTAAGAAATTGGCTTATTTTACTTTCAGGTCCAAATACGGCGGAACAAACGACAGAGTTCTGGTTATGGATCTTAACCGCAAACAACCTAGATTTAGTTTTTTGACCAAAGACTCTCCGGACGTACTTGCGCTTCGCAAAGACATCAACGGAGTAGGGAGACCAATCTATGGCGATGCCTCGGGGTATGTCTATACCATGGACGAGGAAGATCGCGACGTAGGCGGGAACGCATACACGGGCGAATTTAAAACTCCACACACTGACTTTCGTTCTGTAGACCCGTCTATCGTGCATAAAGAAAAACACTTTGATTGGATAGCGGTGGAATTTATTCCACAAGGAAATTGGAATCTCAGTGCCGATGTTTTTATTGACGGGAAGTTCAGCGAAACGCTTACGTTTTCAATGAAAACTCGATCTGACGGAATGGACACATTCACGCTTGACGAGGACGATTTGGGCCGCGAAGAGTCACAACTCTCACCAATGAAGCCCTTGCACGGGACAGGCAGGCGAATAAGTTTGCGGTTCTATAACTCTGGACTACTTGAGAACTTTAAATTATCATCATATACAATAGGATTTAGGCCTGCGGGCGAAGGTCCGACACGACTATAGGGGAGATGCCATGGCAGGCGCAATTTTTTCAAGAATTAAAACATGGATAAGTACAGAAGACGTAACGGCGGCGGATCTTAATGCCGAGTTTGATAACATACTAAACAATCTTCTTCCCGCTCAGCTTGACGATTATTCTGTTAATACGGCCCAAATGCAGCTTACGGTTGATCCCGGCGAGGTAGGCACGGAAAGTGCGGCGACTACTCTTGCGGGTGAGATTGAACGGTTTAGATTTGCACTTAATGAAATAAAAGGAACAACTCAATGGTATGAAAGTCCGGCTACGAGTATTGCGGATTTAGACAATGCTGTAGGAACGGGAGTTAATCCAAACAGACTTATTTCAGGAAAAACTCTCGCTGGCTCCGAACAAGCATTGTTTCTTAAGGCCGACGGTTCTGCAACAACAGCAACGCTTGAGGCTACTGCGACTGATTTTTTATACGCAGTTAATGGTACAATTTATACTATAAGTGCGGACGTGGATATTACTGGGTTGAGTGTTGCACCAGCAGCAAACAATACAGCTTTGGTAGATGACCCGAGTGCGGCTGACGGAAATGAAACTAAATATTTAGGTCAGTTTGGAACTGAAATTCACCTCGACACAGTAGGCAGTGAGATCTCAAGTTTAATTGGCGAATACAGGGCGTTTAAAATAAACGACGGAAGTAATGATGAATATTTTACGGCCAGAATCAAAGACGCAGCAACACTAGTTGAGTGCCGTAGGGGTTATTTTTTCGATAGCACACGCACACACGTTCCAGCAATAGCATTTACCAACAACGATACTATAACTCTAATTAACACGGCTTGGCTTTTTGCCAAAACAGACCTAACTCTTGCCGTTACTTATAACGAACCTATTTTTAGCGTAAGCACGCCGGTTGGTCCTGCTATTGGAGATTATTGGTTTGATTTTGCAAACAATATCTGGAAGCGATACAACGGAACAAGCTGGGACGATGCCCTAGCGACACTCATCGGGTTGGCTCTAATTGATGATACTAATTGTGTGGCCTCACGCTCGTTTGACTTTTTCGATAGCTATGATGACTTAAACACGGTTGATGTTATTTGGGAATCAAATACGCAAGTTAGAAGTAAGGATTTCGGCGCCGTTGTTTCTGTTAAGGGAACTCAGTTTAGGTTTGAGTACGATGATATTGTTTGGGACATATCTGCGGATTTAGAAAGCGGCGAGAGCGAAACAAGCTCAACTTATTATTATTTATATGTCACCGAAACTGGCGATACTAAAATGTCAACCAAAGCGCCTTTGGAGTTATTTGGAATCAGACGGGGCCTTTATCACCAGGAACAAACTTGGCGCTGTGTGGGAAAATGTTATAATGATGGCAGTTCAAATTTGAGTCCGCTTAAGCTTGTTTCTACGGGCAACACAAAAGCGCAGAGTTTATTTTCTAACAATGATGATAATATTGGAACTACTTATTTAAGATTTGGGGATGACTTGCAAGAAGGCGAGTTAGAACTTACTGGAACACAAACTGTAAGCAGGTATTTATACGCGGAATTGTTTGATCACTTAGGCACTAATGTCGGTGAGGGCGATGCGGCGGATACTTTTCACCTTCCTGATATGGACGGGCAATTTATTCGTACGACTGATAATGGCGCTGGAGTTGATGCGGATGCGGCTGGTAGAACCGCCATGAATACAAATGGCAATACGGGCGATGCTGTGGGTAGTGTGCAGGATGATTCTGTATTCGCGGCCCATAATCATAAATGGTATGAATATAATGGGACTGGTTCGGGTGTGCACGGGCAAACATATAACTCTGGCGGAACCGCCATAGATATAACTCCTGTGCTCGCTTTTTCGTCTAATCAAGTTCAAGCACAACAAACTTCCTCTACGGTAGCCCTAGACGACTCCTGGACCAATACCCAAGCGGCAGTTCCTGACGTTCACCCAACAAACGCATACCTAAACATATTCATGAAAGTATCGAGGTAAACAATGGCAAGATATTTAGTAGACGATAATGGATTTTTAATGGGACAAACGGAAGGCCAAATCAGCCCGCACGGCGGAGTGATCTTTCCTATTGATTCGATAAACAAAGTTCCTCCCGGCGGGGCTGGCAATAACGAACCTAAGTGGAACGGAACAAAATGGGTTATGGCAATTAACCCTATTGCACAGGCGGCGAGAGATAAAGAACTCGAAGCCCAAAATAGGACTAAACTTGAGGAAGTTAATTCGGATGGGATCCAAATTTATTACTTAAATCATGGCGGAAATATTGTTCCTAAAAATGTCTCCCAGCTAACGCATGACTTGAGAAATAAAAAAAGACTTACCTATATGGGCACAAGAAGCGGCTTATTGCAAAATGCAAAACATTATATGAACCTCGCACTGGCCGAAAACAACACAACACTCGCAGCTAGTCTTAAGACTTATTACAACGAATTGATCGCTATGGGGCCAAATATTAAAAACGACACCGATATGGCCGCGCTTGTTTATCCAACAATGCCCGACATCGGTACGTTAGATCCATTATTGGGCGAGGACTTATTAGCGTGAGCGATAAAGACCTAATAGAACAAGCAGACCCCATGGACATGAGACGAAAGATTTATGCCCTAGAGGAAGCTATTGGCGAGGTCGAGCAAATAGATCTTAAGATCACACATCATTTTGCGCCGGGAGTTTATGCCCGGGAGATGTTTATTCCTGCGGGCGTAATGCTTACGGGTAAGATTCATAAATTTAAACATTTGAATATTATTTCGCAAGGTGAAATTAGAGTTCTAACGGAAGAAGGAGCCAAAACAATCAAGGCCCCTTGCACGCTGGTGAGTGAAGCCGGGACTAAACGGGCGGGACTAGCGATAACAGATACTATCTGGACGACTATTCATCCAACCGACGAGACGGATTTAATTAAGATTGAAGAACAAGTTATTGCGAAAACACATGAAGATGTCCCAAATATAGGGCACAATAAAGATATAACTATTGAGGGGGATTTATGAGTTGGGCAGCAGTGGCGGGAGCCGCAGTAGGAGTTGTTGGAAGTGTTATTGGCGGAGAGAAGCAAGCCGCTGCGGCGGGAAAAGCTGGAGCCCGCGCCGAACAACTAGCTCGTGAGCAGCAAGACCGCGCGTTGGCGGAAGCACAAAGCCCCGAGCAATTAGCCTCGTTAGAAAAACAAATGGCCAGCCAAGAACAAAACTTAGCCCGAGAAGAAAAGTTTTTATCCAACATAGATCCCACATTGATTGAAGCCAGCCAGCAAGCTTTGAAACTTCTTAGAGGCGAGCAAAGCAGCGCGGTGGATCCGGTAAGGGAACAACGAAAGAGACAACGTCAGCAGTTGGTTGATCAGTTGAGAGAGCAGCTTGGTCCGGGAGCCGAAACTAGTTCGGCTGGTATGCAGGCGTTACAGAATTTTGATTTTCAAACATCACAATCAATAAGCGGAGCCCAACAAAGCTCCTTACAAATGTTATTAGGAAGTACGCAACAGTCGGGACAAACCGGACGATCAGGACTGTCTAGTTTAGGTCAAATGGGGCTCGGCATAAGTGGTCAATTTGGCAGCGCGGCTCAACGTAGAGTTAATGCTGTGACCGGAACTACCGGAGGCGTTGCAGGGGCAGCCGGAGGACAATTCGCTGGAGACGCCATAAGGGGCGGAGCCATAAGTGCTATCGGTGGAAATTTACTTGAAGGCGGAATTGCTGGGATTATAGGACAGTCTGGCGGAACTAAAAAGCCAACGGGCACAGGTTCCGGAACACAGGCAGGTGGAAGTTTTGATCTTGGGAGCAACATAGCATAATGGCAAGTCTAAATGAAATTTTTGGTAAAAAAGGCGCAAAAGAAAGTTTTGAACTTAGCGACCTAAACGACATATTGGGTGAAAAGATGCCCGAACTTCCCTTCAACGCGGTAGGAAGGGTAAGACTTCTTAAAGCCCTTCGCAATAGGTTTGGCGAGGGCTATAGAAACATAGCCAAACTCAAAGGAATAATTAAACAATTTGACGGAGAGATTAAATCTGATCTTGATATTAGAAAAATCAAGTCGATGAAAATGGAGGACTAATGGGATTAGCTGATACTATCATTAAAGGGGCGCAACAGAATGTTGTTGAGACGGCGCCGGATATTGCTGGGGCTATAGATAAAGGTTCTCAAATAGCACTTAGGCAAGAGCAAGCAGAGCAGGGCAGGAAAAAGCTTGAGCAGCAGAAGTTAACTATAAAATTAAAACAAATGGATTCTTTCGCTGATGCCGTTTTTAAAATGGATAAAATGGAAGATCCTAAACAACAGCGTTTGTTTCAAACTAATTTCTTACCTAAGATGGCAGCCGCAGCGGGTATTGAACTTGATAAAGGTCAGATTGATTTTATTGCCACACCAGAAAATAGAGCTAAGTTAGCTTATGTAAAATCACTAGCGGAACAAGGTAAAATTGGTCCCGAAGTTATTTTAGATATTATGAAAAATCCCGAAGGAACACTCCCTGACGTTGATCTACCAGAAGCAATCAGGCAAGGTTTGACTGTCGGTCAAATAGGTTCAGCTATCAGTGAGGGAACTAGTAAATTTCTTGGGCGTAAATCTCAGGAACGAACCCGTGGATTCCGTGAAAGCAAGGAAGAGCAGAGACAGAAAGAAAAATTCGATACTATGGCTACCGAAACAAGTAAGCGAGTGACGGCGGCGTTCAAACCTCTTATGGATGCTAAAGACGGTGTGCGAATAGGTAGAAAAGCTCTAGACCAGTTACTATTGGATGCGAAAGCAGGCAAGACTCTCAATGAAAACTTATTCAACACGGCTGCTCGTGGAATAGCTAAAGCCTTTAATAAGGGCGCTATGACCGAGCAGGATGTCGCGGATTTCAAAGAGCTTAAAGGCTTTTTGGGTAAGGGTGAAGAGTTTACTAGAAAATGGATAGTTGGCGGAGTTAATCTCAAGGTTGTTAAAAACTTAATAGCCGTGACTGATATTACATCGAAAATATTAGATCGCAGAGCCACTGAAACAGCAACACAAATGCAAAACAGTTTTACCTCAACGGCATTTCCAGGCAGAGAAGCGGAACTTAGAAAGCGTTCCGGACTAGATAGAGCTCTTGAACCTACATTGAAGAAGCAAGAAAAAGAACCAGCTTCATTGGGCGCACTGACGTTAGACGCATATAAAAAAGCCAAGCCCGCAGTGCAAGCCGTTATACAAAAACAAAAGGGTCTTACCCATAAAGACATATTAAAACGACTAGGGGATAAGTAATGGCCGGAACACAAGATATAAATCCATTTGATACACTTCCACAAAACAGTGCTTTTGGAGCCAAGCCCCAACAAGTTAGTGAGCCAGTTCCGGGAGAGCAGGAGCAAGTTGAAACACAAGAATTTTTTGAGTCTCAACCCGAGGTAAGTGATTTTAGTTCCGGCGGAGTCGAGGGAGAACAAGCTCCGGAAGCGATGCCACAAGAACTAACCCCAGAGCAAGAAGCCCAACAGTTAATGGGAATGAGTCCCGAAGAAGAAGCCGCGCAGTTAATGGGCGAGGATTTTCAAGAAGACTTACAGGATCCCAACTCAAGCATTGAAGGTATCATGCAGCAAGTTAGGGATTTTCCTTTGCGTGCAAAAGTATCTTTTGGCGTAACTCGCGCCGAACAAATGGAAGGCATCGAAGAGTCTGTAGGTAAAGAGAATGTCAAAATAGATAAAGCTTCGGATAAAATTAGATTTAGAAAAGATAAAAATGCCCCATGGAAAAACTTTGATCCGGACACAGCGGAATTTTTAAATGATGTTATTGGTGATAATGTTAGAAATATTGCCGAGGGACTGTTTGAAAACTTTATGCGCCTTAAGGGTGGAATAGCTGGAGCCGGTGGCGCTGCTATAGAAGGTGCAGCTGTTGGCGGACTTGCTGGAACAGCAGTAGCTCCTGGGCCAGGCACAATTATTGGGGCAACAGCTGGCGCTGCCAGTAGCGGTGTTCTTGGTGGAATAGCTGGAGCATCACTTGGGGGTGCTGTTGGTGCCGCCGGAGCACTTACGTTCGGTGATTTTATGCAGGAAAAAGTGTTTGAGATTTCTAGGGATCCAAACAGATCAAGCCGGGCGAAAGAAACAGCGCAGGCCGCAGCTATCGGAGCGGGGTTTAATTTTCTCGCTGCCGGAACAGTTAGGGCCTTATCTAAAGCTAAATCGGCAATTATGCCAAACAGAACCATTATGCCCGAGAGTTTACCCACTAGCGTAGACGAGGCCGTGGCAAGTATTAATAAGCTTGAAGAGTCTGGGTTAAAGAAATTCAGGACTATAGACGGTTCTGAGATTCACCTTATGCCGAACCAAATGAATCCAAACAGTCCGGGATTACAGGCCGATGCTAAAAGTCTTTCATCACTTGAAAGTTATAATACGTTTATAGAAAAACAAGGCAAGATGCTCAAAGATACTTATATGGAAATTGCGGATGCCGCTGGCAACGTAATGAAAGGCCGTAAGAATTTAGGCAAGCGTTTCGGTGCCAGTGTTGAGCGAATTAATAATTTTGAACTAGACAGCATGAGACGTTACCAAAACGAAGCCATGTTAAGAAGTAAGGGAGCTAAGGTTCCTGTTGATAGGTTTAGAGAAAACTTAAAAGGTATGATGGGAGAGTTAGGCCTGACACCCACGTTAAAAATGACTAAAGACGGAAAACAGGTTTTTAAGATCTCAGGCGAGATTGACGCTCCCGAGCTTACTGAGGGCCAGAAGAAAACTCTTATGACTAAGTTTACTGAGTTCGGAGATATGTTAACTAAAAACAATGGTCAAATGAGTTTAGAGGCCATGAACAAACATTACGTTGGACTGACTCGAAACATAAACAAACTCGATGGCGCTGTTACCAAAGACCCATTGATGTCACATTTTATTAAAATGAAAAATAGCTTACGAGACGACTGGACAGATTCGATAGAACAATTCCTACCCGAAGGTGACACTATCGCCGGATATAAACAAGTTCGAGAACGTATTAGTTCTATAATTGGCTCTAAAGGCAAATTGAACAAAGCTCTTAAACATAATGAAATTGCACGAGAATCCTTGGCTAAGACTGTATTTAATAAAAGCAGAACAGGCTTGGACGACGTTCGAGCACTTAAGAATTTAATTGCCAACGATGATCCCGCCCTGTGGCGTGACCTAACCGGCGAGTGGTTAGAAGGAACTATTGAAGCCGCAACGGACAGAACAACTAAACTTACTGACTGGAAGAAAGTTAGGGGTAAGTTTTTTGGTCCTCAAGGTCTAGGGGATGAGATTATTGGTGAAATGTTTGGCGATGCGAAGTTTGGTAAAAAAGAACTAGATGCGCTATTTAAACTGGGTGAGCTTACACAGTCCGCTAGGTTTCAAGCAGCTCAACCAGAAACTATAGAACACCTATCGCGTGGTTTTATTAAACTATTAGCGACTCCGTTTGCCGCTCTTAGAATTGACCGCGGAGCCAAGATTCTAGCCAGCTTTGGTAAAGAAAAAGAGTTCGCAAAATTTATATCTAGAGAAGGTGCCGAAGGAATTATGCGGGGCTACAAAGGTAAGAATAAGAAATTTATCGAAAACCGTTTGGTTCAAATGGCAGTAGCCGCAACAGCAGCATCGGCTAAAACGGGAGTCCGAAAAGCCCAACAAGCTGACGAACTAGAACAACGTGGCGTTGAGTTACCGAGATGATCTTTGAAGACGAAGACACCCGAACGTTCTTTCATTTGCTCGAGGCCGAAACACAAATTCTGTTCTATGAAATAGAAGAATTGTTGCAGGGTTATGGCAAGCGTCTAGCAATAGATGACTGTTCGCTGGATGAAAACAACGAACTAGAGCTTGTCTTGCGGGTCATTGAGTAATGTAAAACTGGGCGGACGCCCAAGAGATATAGTAATAATCCCTGCGTCTTTCATGTCGTGAAGGGCTTCTGAAATAAATCTTTTATCATGTGACATCGGAATATGATTACGAAGCTGGGCATAGCTGGCGGACTTGCGTTTTCGCAATAGGTCTAAAATCTCATGCTTAATACCGACAGTGCCTTGCTGTTGTTTTTCTCCCATGGCAATCAGATCCGGAAGCTGTTTGTTTATAGAATCCAATAAGCTTAAGGCTTTGTCCCAATGATCAAGTGTGATTAGCATTTCGTTAGATTCACTAGCACTAAATACTTGGGCGAGCTTAAGCAGGTTTGTGTGGTTTCTGGCCATGAAATGTTGTAGCGTGCTCGAGCTGAGTTTTTGATTGCGTTCATCGTTTATTGGGAACCATTCTATGTAGGCTTTTTTGAACTCTTTGGTGAGTTTAAATTGCCCGGTCATTTTATTAATCTCATGCAGATCTGCTATGAGCTTTTGTTTGACTTCCGAATTAGCACTTATACTTTCCCAAGTGGGATGTCTGACCATAAGCTGATTATGTACGACGTAGATATTTCGTGAGGCGAAGCCGCCCGCAGAATTGGCGCCAAGAATTAATCGCTTTGCAAAATCAAAAGTAAGTCCCGAAAGCATATTAAGGCACAGATTTTTGAGCTCAAGAATCCCATCTATCTTGGTTCCTTTTTTCCAATCCACCGGACAATCATAAAGATCGGTTATCATAGGAATGATGTCACCGCCGCCCTTTTTTTCCTCCAGCACATTAGAACCTTCACTGGCATACCAATAAGCCGAACTATGAATTAGCTCTTTGTTTCCTTGATAGAAAGATTTGCGATGGCTCATTATTTCCACCAGCTTAGCTTCAGTTATGTGCTGGGGGATAAAGTTCATTCCATCAAGCTGAGAAAGTAATCCGGTCACGCCTATGCTCATAGCAGAGCTCTTTCCCATTCCGGGACCACTAACCAGCATGATATAGAGATTGGGATAAAAGTTATATTTGTCCTGCTTAATAAACACTTTGCGCTCTAGCGCACCCGCAATAAGACTGATTCCTGTCCAGTAGTGAAATTTGTTAGGACAAAATCCATCGGCGGCGTATTTGTAATATTCGTCAAGAAAGCTGCTATAGTTTCGCTTGTTCACGTTGCTGCTCTTTTTGTAGATGTTTGATTTTTTTGTGGACGCGTTTAACTATCTCAGATCTATTTCTAGCTAGGAGCTTTTGTATTTCTTCCTGCATTAGCTGTTCGACTAACTTTTCCATGGTTTAGTTCCTTCTATGTTGAGTTTTTCCGTCTCGGAAATTCTATGTATTTTAAGTTCTGTGGGCGCAGTTATAACAACTTTGCGATCTTTGTTTCGCGTGTTAGAAAATTCAAGCACAATGTCGTTGCCGATTTTAATTTTGGTATAATCTTTAATTCCTATTGCTAGCCCCATGGTTTCATCTCTCCCCAATATTGTCCTGTTTCACAGTCAGTTGGAATCACCAGTTTGCCTGCGGGCAATATGACTTCCGGATGCCATGAGTTAGTATTCAAGCATATCTCGCCGAGTTGGTCCACATACTTAGGCTCAACTTCAAACAGCAGCGAGTCATGGACCTGAAGTAATAAATTAAATTCTATTCGCCCTGTTTCTCTTTGGTCCCATAAGTACAACATAAGTGCGTTTGTAATATATGGGATTGTAGATTGAGGTCGGAAAGCGTACGCTTCACGGAATAGATCATCTCCAAGTCGTCCGTAGAAATAACGCTCCCATCCGACAGGATTGTGTAGCTTACGAGTTTGTCTAACTTCACCTCTAATTCTTTGATGCCATCGACGTATTCCCGGGAATAATCTATGATATGACTCAAGTACATTTTCAGCCTCCTTTTTAGTTAATATAATATCATCGCCAATACATTGTTCTATGAAAGTTGGAACTCCCATTGCGTAGTTGGCTCCGTGTCCGGACTTCTTACCCAAGCTTCGTTTGACCTTATCGCCAGCTTTGGTCTCTCGAATAATATCTTCAGGTGTACAGTTGAATATTTCGGCGGCGACATAGCTATGGATGTCTTTTGTGTCGTCCTCGAGCATGTCGATGAGATTGTTGTCACAAGAGTCATAGGCCACGAACCGGCTCTCGGCTTGTTTGAGATCCACGTTGAAAAAGATCTTACCCTCGGGAGCCTCAAAGATCTTCTTAACATTAATACCTTTGTAGCCTCCGGGAACTGTTTGGGGATTGATTCCTTTGTTCCACGGATCTTTGTGGCCGGACCAACGCATTGTCTCGGTGCCCACTCCGTTAAGGGTGAATCTCATTCGGTTGTCAGTATCGTACTTTATATCTAAATAACTGCTTTTGGCCTTGTTAAGTGTTGAGAGGTCAAGTAGGAGGGGGATCTCGGCGCAGGTTTTATACTTGATTCGCATTTTCTTTAAACTAGTTTGGTTAGTCGATTCTTTATATGTTTTAGTTTTCGAGTCATATTTTTTATAGAGCATAAAATTCTTAGACTTAAAATAATCTTTAAGCTGTTTATTCGACTTTGGATTGATAACGGCAGGCTCAGTGACAAGGTTAAGTTCTGTAGTAAGCTGTTCAATTCGTTCGTTGGTGTCTTTTTGGAGCGCATGAAGTTGATCGTTTGATATTCCAAGCCCACGAGAACACATTTCGCTAATGCACGGTGCGAATCGCATAACAAAGTTGTAGAACAGATCGGACAAATTTCGGTCAATGAGATCAGCTCGCTGATTAATATAACCCTCGTAGGTGTAACAGGTGTCTTTGCAGTTGTAGAGATAGTGCTCGTCCCAGTCTTTGATGTTGTTCCAGTTTTTGTTGTCTTCTTTCCAATAGGGTTGTTTGGTGTATATTCTTCCAACATTATCGAGTCCTTTTTTTAGTTCCGGATAAAGAAACTTTTGTGCCCACATCGTGTCGTGGTGGATGTTGTTTAGTTTTATTCCATAGCGAGAGAGATACATGGTTTCATACATGTAGTTTTGTAAGATTTTTGGTTGGTCACTCTGGCAGAGCTCGGCGATCAAACTCCATATTTTGTGGTGAGTCGCGGTGCCAAAACGTGACGGAAGAATACCAATAGCGATAGCAGTATCGGGCGAGATAGCCACACCAAAGGTATTAATCCGTCCACTTGAAGTTTCAATATCAATAGAAAGTTTGTCGGCTTGTTTGGCTCGCTCGAGAAAATCAACTGTCTCATCGACGGTGCGGTTTATCAAGAAGTTTTTAGGCGTTCGGATAAGTTCCTTCCAACGCATTTCTTCTTTAGCTTTAACGAAAGCTAGTTCGACAAAGATCTGATTGTGAAATTCGCCGAACAACCGATCAGGCAAATAACTCGGAATAGCCTTCCGGCAGGTCAAGCTGGGAAGTGTGTCGAGTAAGCTTAATTGCCACTTGTCGATTCCGCGCTTGCCGCAGATCTCCCCAAGACATAACTCACCTAAAGGAACAATCACACATAGTTCGCTTAGGTCATTTAGTCTTTGTTTTGTGTCCCGAATATAGGTATCAAGTTCCATCGGATTGATTGCTCGGGTTGTTTTGTTTGGCGGACAAAACGGAACAATAGACTCGAATCTTACCGTTGAAGGATGGATCCCCGCTTTTAAAAGTTTACCGTAAATAAAATCCTTCTCGAATCCGAAAAGGACCTCCCCCTCGGCGGCAGCAGAAACCCTAGGAAAATCGACCAACACACAAATTTTACTGTCTAGTGGTCCCGTTCCTAAAACTCTCATCTATTATTCCCCGTTGTTGTATTTTTATAAAACTAATAACTGTTATTGTTATTGTTTATTATGCGTACTTAGATACTGATTTTACTTCTGGCCATCCGCTCGGGTTTCCGTGCTGATCCATTCCGTCAACAATCGAAACTCTTACTTCGGAGCCGATAAGTTGTTCAGTGTCAAAGGGTCCTGTTAAAGGTTCGCCAGTGGCGGCCTTGTACATTTCCTGAGTTTTAAAAATACCCTTACCAACTAACATAGTGCGGGTAATAACTCTTTTGCCATTGAAACCAGCGTCATCGCTGCCGAAAGTTTCAAGGGTCCATTTAAGCATTGCCTTGCCGGCTTTGCTTTCCACAGCGTCTGCTGCGATAATTCTTGCTGGATATACTCCAGGCTCTAATGGTTTTTGTGCTTCGGACATGTCCGGTGTTACAAGACTCATTCGTCTCTCCTTTTGTTTAGTGAACCGTTTGGTTCTGTTAATATGACTTATGTATTGTTTTTGTGTTCCCGCGCCATCATAATCGGTGCAGAGTTTTTCGGCGCAGACACAGCCCACACCAACACGATGATCTAATGTTGGGTGGGTGAGGTAATGCATATATCTAACTGGATAGTTATTGCACATTTCGCAAGTTTGGTAGTCTTGCTCGAAGTCTGTCATGTCGCTAAACTCCCAACCTTTATGGGGATAATTTTTTTTAGTCCAGAGATTCTCGCTCATTAATGAACTCCTTCGGAGTCCCAAAGAAACCACAGATCTAAGTAATTGAGCATCCGGGCATCAAGCTCTATCGGCGCTCCGTCATATACTAGCGTGCCGTGATGTGCTTCAACATGACAGACTTTTAGACGTTTGAAATCAAAACAAATATCAGTTGGCTTAAGAAAATCAGTTTGGCAGGTAGCGTTTAATTTCGTCGCATTTACAGGATAAGTTTTTCTCATTTGTTTAACTCCAATACTAGTTTATTATAATCAAGCTCAAGCTTAGCCGGAAGCCCGCGTTGAGTTCGGCAGTTAAACTTTCTGTCGCTTTGGGTTTGCAGCATATGCTTGCGGGTAGTGCCCTCGCCTTCGACATAAGCGTAATAGACTTCCTCGAAATATATCGGAAGCTCTTTGGCTAGCTTGCCCGTAAGCATCGGAACTCTTAACAACTGTCCGGTGTTTTCGTCTTTAACTATATCAATATGTGCGATCATTACTACGTTGCAAGGAAACGAAAGAATTTCTGCAATGAATTGCTTCATAAAAATTCTAAACACACCATAGTCCTGGAGTGCCGGGGCCTGTGCTCCTTGGGTTATTACTCTTTTGATTCCCGGATTGGACTTCATAAGATAGGACATGATTCGATCAGACAAAGTGGTGAGGCTATCAATGACGATAGTTTTGTATGGAAAATCTCCACTCGTAGCCAGTTGTTTGAGCTTGCCCATGTCATCGTTGAAGCGTTGACCGGCTTCACCGGGGTTGGTTTTCGATGCCGGATACTGATCATAAGTAATATGACCAATGTCTTGAGTGAAGCTTTTCACTGATCCGACCTTGAGGTCAAAATCATAGTAGTGAGTAGGGCCGGGGAACTTTGATGCGAAGCACGTCTTGCCAACCCCACTCTCACCGAATAGTAATATTTTTATATTTTCGTCTGTCTTAAGTTCATTTAGTTTCATTCATAAGCTCCAGTGTTAAATTTATTAACTAAAATACTTTCATGTAAAGTTTTTGGTACACTACAAACGTCTAGAAATTTACAGCCGCCATAAGAAGCACAACTGTTCACTGGGCCCCGAGGCCAAAAGCCAGACTCCTTACATTTGATATATTGTTCAACGTAATATTTGAGTGTTGTTTTGAGCTCGTCAAAATCTTCCTGCGTTCGGTTAGTAATCTGACGGACATAATTAGGAATCGTACCACGAGCTGTTTTGGGTTTCGCTTTAACTTGTATTCCGTTGATCATAAACATTTCGCTGTCGATGCCTAGTTCTTGTTGGGCGCCGAGAATATATCCCGTGTATTGGTTGTTTGGTTTTAATCGGTTATAAAAATCATTCCCAAGAACGCTAGTGGTCTTATGATCGGCCACAATGATGTTTGATGTCTGAGCGTTCTTGAGAACAACATCAATAGTGCCAAACAGATTAATGGTTAGGTGATCTTCTTCGATAAATTTATGCGTGAACTTTCTCTCTATCATCGGTCCATCTTCGTCACAATGTACGACAAACGGATCGTCCGCATAGCGTTTAAAATAATGTTCGAGGGTCCAAACGCCAGTCGGAATGGATCGCTTGTCATATTCGTCTAGGTTTATAAGGGGGCTGGCCATGATGCAAAAATCTTCAACACTCTTACAAACCAAGCAGCCAGTGTGATCGTTGGGCTGACCGTGGGCCATGAGCTCAAAATTCTCCACGCACTGTTTTGTTATTTGGCGCTTGTTGATGTCGCCTTCGTAATAAGTTTCCAGCGCCTTGTGAATCGCGCTGCCATATAACATAGCCGGACTCTCAGTGTTACTTGTGAGACCGCGCTCAAGAATATAATAACTCTTTCTCATACAAGTTTGGAGCAAGTCCAGCGAGCTGTTATTTATGTCCACCGTTATGTGGCCATCAGGAGCCTTAGTGTATTGAAGCATTTTTTTTGGTGTCTTGTGCTCAGTTGTAATTTCATTAGGAAGTTCTACATCCACATTCATTCTCGCCCCTCTGTGAGAAACAAAGATCTACCAAAGTTACCCAAAACACAAGTCATTATTTTGTGAGCTGCGAGTCAAAGAACTAAGGGTTTAGAATTGCTAAGAAATTATTTGTAACCCTAAGCAACACAGATAAATTTGCATTATCTATATAATGGCTTTAGAATTATTACTTACCACGGGAGGTAAATATGGATAAGGAAGTTCTAATCGCGATGATACTAAAAAGAATCGACGTAAAAGGAATCTTAGTGGAGGACATTTTAAATGGTGTTATCTATAAGAAAATTGATGAGTTAGTTTTAAAATCTGACAACACGTTAGACGATGCTATCGCGGCGATGCTTAAACCACTTTTGTCTGCGGAAGTAGATAAATATGTAGCTGAGTTATTGGCTAAATATAGCGGAGACATTGCTGTTTAATGACCGCAATATATACATTTGTACTTAAGTATGTTTTGGATTTTATTTTTGGTAAGGTCCAGACTTATTTCCGTACGCAATCTAAAAAGCAAGAGAGCAAAAACGAAATTGAAATAAAAGTCAAACGGCTCAACGAGGCGATTAAGATTGCATATGACGGAGAGGATATTACGGATGAACAAAGTAAAGAAATTATTAGTTCTGCTCGGGATCTTATTAGTTCTTACTAGCTGTAAGATTAGTGAGCCCAAGCTTCAATTTTGTGTTCTGAACAAAGTCACTGAGTGTACTTGTTTTGATGGCGATAAGGATATTGTTAAGCCGATAAAAGAGTGTTTGGGTTATTTGATGCTCAGTCCGGATGACTTTGGGCTGGCAGCTTTGCATCACGATGAACTCCATATTGAGCTGGATTTATGCGAATAGTTTTTCTTTAAGGACGTATAATAAGATTAGTCCTATGACTGGAATTGCCCCGGCAATAAAACCCCACAAACCAGATTTAAGTTTAAGTAATTCTATTTCGGTGCTCATGGCGTGAACAATAGTTCGGACTTCTTTGATTTCCGTAAGCAGTAAATTTCGCCAATCTTTATCCATAGTTATAGTATGAGGTAGATCAGATCTAATATAAAGCCATTAGACGGCGTGTTAAGGCCTCGATTTTCTTACATAATCTTAAATAGTTATAGCTTAAAGACTAGGCACGAGGTAGAATTTTGCATGAGTAAAAAGTATAAATCTATATTGATTATCTCAGATCTCCATGCCCCGTATTACCACCCCGATAGTGTCAAGTTTTATGCCGCAGTCAAAAAGAAATTTCAGCCTGATTGTGTAATAAATATTGGAGACGAAGTTGACGGACATGGCTGGAGTTATCACCAAAAAAACACCAAACTAGCCAATCCCGACGAAGAGCTCAATCTTGCGATATTAAAGCTTCGTCCGTTTTATAAAATGTTTCCCCAATGCCACGTTATGCACTCGAATCACGGCAGCCTTGCGGTCCGGAAGGGCCAGACGGCTAGCATTCCGAGCCGTTACATACTCTCTAACAAAGACGCCCTGGACGCCCCGAAGGGATGGAGTTGGCACAACCAATTAGATTTAATTCTTCCTAATGGTGAGCCCGTTAGGTTCTTACATCACTTAGGAACCAATGTCCTGAACTCAGCAAAAGACATCGGCATGAATCTTGTGGCGGGCCATGCACACACACACTTAAGAGTAATGAGTCAATATGTGCACGGGCTCGGCAAGACAGTGTTCGGAATGCAAGTGGGTGCGAGCGTGGATAACGATGCGCTTTGTTTTGAATATAATAAGCTGCAAAGCAAGACTCCGGCGATAGGTTGTGGGGTGATAATTGATAGCATACCTATGGTTGTACCGATGATTCGAGATAAGAACAATCGTTGGGTAGGGAAGCTGTGAAGATACCCGCATTTTATGAAATAACATGGATAGATAGCGAGAGCGATATTGGCTGGGATAGTGCGGAAAAACTAAAGCAGCCAAAAAATGATGTTAAAAGTTATGGGTTTTTTATTAAGGAAACCGATATTTATTATACTATAGGGGCGGATATTGACCCCGATAACGGACATTTCAACAGGTTTATCCACATACCTAAAGTTAATATTAAACGTAAACGGAAAATTAAATTATGAATGACGAGCTAAGTGTTAGTTATAAAATTGAATACGACGAAGATCATACGATTGTTGGGCTGCATGTTATTTCGGATGACGATGTGAGTTTAACTACGGAACAAGTTTTTCAGGAACTCGAGTATTTTATTGCCAATGCCAGAGCTACGAAGCTGGATATTTTTAACACTGACAATGGGGCGGGCGAGATTCTGAACTAAATGAGGTTCGATAACTCTTATAGGTGCCGTGTTTATTTTTTCTTCCAACTTATATTTCACTAGCTTTCTTAGAACGCTTCCCGGAATGTTCGGGCAATCTTTCACCACATAGGGATATTCTTGATGACCTTTGATTTTAGGCAGGGGAATGTTATACGCGATAGCTTTTTCTGCAATGTCGTTCAGGGCGGCTTCAATTTGAGCGTCCGTAAAATGGCGCGTTCCTACTAGGCATATTGCATACGCATCGCGATTAAAGCCCAGTATCGAAGCTGGTTGGCTCGTAATAGGTCTGCCGTGTTCTATTTTCCCAGAACGTGTAACAATAGTATGATAACCACAAGATATACCGCTAGCAGCGTCACGGAATCCCCTACGCCGGTGCATTTCTTCGATCTGAAAGACCCCAATTAAGTCGCCCCGGTCCGGCGTGGCACTACAGTGAACATGAATTTCTTTGGGATAGTTTTGTGTACTCACGGTCAAACTCCACTTTGTCATAAGTCATCAGCGGGTTAGCGTTGATGATTTGGGTTAGCACTCTGTTCTCGGCGTTGAGTTTTTTGTTTTTATATTTCGCTTGTTTGTTCGCCAGTTTCATTTTGTCTAATTGTCTTAGTGTCTCGTTTAGTGTTTGTTGGAGTTTTTCTGCTAACACGGTGTTGTTCCTTTTTTAAGGCTAAATACTCTCTGATCTCTAGTTTTTGGGAGGGCGTCGGGAAGTTATATTCGTCCCAGTTATAAAACGTAACTTCGTCTTCATCGTCATGTTCGATCATAATCCCACTAGTCCCGGAGCGAGCACGTCATCGGCATAGATTGTTCGTGCAGATTTAAAACCTTCTAATTCTTCTTGTCTCATGTAACTAAAACACATGTACATTAGTTTGGCTCGGGATTCGAGGGTCAGTTTTTTATACACGTTAGTGAGGTGGAATTTGACGGTGGATTCTGAGAGGAATATTTCGTTTCCAATCTCTCTATTTGACAGTCCGAAGGCAGTTAAATAAGCCACGTCTATTTCCCTGTTTGTTAGGCCGATGGCCTTGAGATGCTCTTTGAGTGTCATGTCAGGATTACACTATTGTCGAGGTTTTAAGGCAAGCTAAAGTGCGTTATTGGATTTTTTGACTCATTTAGTGCCCA